GCTATCTGCAGAGCCTCGCAGAACTGACCTCGTGAGTAGTTCCAATGAGGAGGCAAGCCGCAGCACGAGCCGTTGTTGCATAGCTCCTTGAAGTGGGCGTCGCTCACATAGAAGCGCATACCCAGCTCCTCGCACAACGCTTTCATATTGCGCATGAACGGCTCTTTGACTTTGCGATTGAGGCGCATATAGCCTTGCGCCACGCTATAACGCTTGTAGAACTTGAACAGGTCGAAGCCGCATAGCTCGTTGAAAGTCGGCATATGCTCCCTCAGCGAGTTGGAACGCTGCTCCATGCAGAAAAACTCGGTACTGAGGGCATCGGCTCCTCGGCTATGCGCCTCACGTATCAAGTCAAGGTAGCTCGGTGTTGAAACGCCTATGATGAATGGACGCAGGCGCAAGGTCGCGCCGCCAGCGTTCGCCTCCACTATACGGCGTATCGCCTCAAGACGCTTCGTGGGGCTTGCCACCCCTTTCTCAATCACGCGCGCCTTGTCTTCGTCAAGTGTGATTATAGAGAACTTGAAGTTCCAATTTTTCTGCCCCTCAATGATTGACATATAGCGGTCGTCCTCAGTAAACCAAGTTGCCTTGGTTGAGAAGCATAGTGGGTAGTCTATGCTCTTGAAGAACTTAAGGAGCTCAAGGGTCACGCCGCGTGTACGCTCGAAGCCGTCAAATTGGTCGCTCAAGCCGCCCCACTGCATAACCTTGCGTTGCTTGATATACTCGGCGAACTGACCGCCGTATTTATCAGGCTCGCTGAACATACGCTTGATGCGCTCGGGGTCAACCTGCTTGACCTCTTTCTTGGCGAAGTAATTATCCTTGCCGCCGCCGTTGCCTCGCTGAAACTGCGAGAAGCAGTAGATACACCCGAACGAGCAATTGCTGTAGGTGTCAAAAGTCATTGGCATTGAGCAGTCGGCTATTTCGTTAGTCCATCGTGGACTTCGGTAGTGTTCCATTGTCGTTGTCTATTTTGATTGTTAGTTCCATTTCGTAGTCGTCACCTTTCACGTCCATAATCCGCGCCCCAAGATGAAGCCAGAAATTTTGCGCCTCCTCAGCGATTGGGGTGCGGAATGTTAGTTTACTCAGCCCAGCTTGTTTCATTCGCGAGAGCAGGTCGTAGAGCACCATTCTGCCAATTCCTCGCTTGTGGTACTCCTCACGCACCGCTATCTCAATCAGTCTCACGTGATCGCGGCAGCGTGAAGCGTAATAGAACGCGACAGGCTCTGCTCCGACACCTTGCTCCGACACCTTGCTCCACACCTTGCTCCACACCTTGCCTCCTGTTACATAGTGGATACGTCGGAAGTAGTTGTAGCTCTGCTTGGCAATCGGCGAGCCGCAGTTGTAGCATATCTCCTTGACTGCCCTGTCTTCGTAGTTGCTCACTCGCCACATAGCTCCTTGATTTTGGCAAGTATCATCTTCGCCTCGGTCTCAACGCTGATTTGGCTTGTGTCAAAGGTGAGAACAGGAACTCCTATTGACTGCCACTTTTGAGCGGCGCGAGCGCAGTTGTGCTGCTTGGAGATTACCGCCTTATTGGTTATTCCCTTGCCGCTTCGGTCAATGAGGCGTTGATGGATAGTCGCTACTGGCGCGTAGAGGAACACGAGGAGGTGGCGTTCTGCAAGAAACATCGCGTTGGTAAGGTTTAAGCCGAACGTGTGCAGGTACATTCCCTCGCATATCACGACATCACAGTTCTTTAGCCCATTCCAAACAACTTGGTCAAGGCACTTCGTCTGGTTGAAGCCGTCAATGCCGCCGTACCTGCGCTCCATTGAATATTTACCGCCGAAGCAAGTCACGCCATCGCCGCAGTATGTATTCCACTCGTCGGTATGGTCTATGCCGCCGCAGAGCCTTATAAGCTCTCGCGCCAAGCTGCTTTTGCCAGTGCAGTTTGTTCCGCTTATGAACACGCAGGTTTTCATACAAGTGAGAATATGACATTTGAGTATTTGCTTTCTTTGGCTTCCTCAAGCATGCGCTCGGTGTAGAAGCCGTCCCACCGAGTTCCTTTGTTGAATTTCGCCACGGCGCAGAGGCTCGTCTCGATTGCGAACGCGTTGTCCTCTGCGTCTTTCTTCGCTTGAATGAGGAATTTATCAAGAACGGACTTTTCGTTGCTCCTCGTCACCGAGATAGCCCCTTTCGTGTAATTCTCGTCTGCCTCCCACGCGTAGGTTATATTGTCAACCCAATTCGGCTTGAACACGTTGCAGTAAACCTCAAGAAACAGGTAGGCACCGTATCTGCCAAAGAAAAACCACGACTTGACTTCGTTGTACGCGTCTTGAGTAGTCTTCACCGCCATTAGCCGCTTGTGCTTCTCCTCGGTGAGTTCCTTGAGCAAGCGAGGGTATGCGCCATTGCAGCGGACGTAGCGGCGGTCGGTACGGAACTTGAGCCGCTTCATGTCACGCTCTCCCTCAAGCAGCATAGCAAGCGCGCTCGGTATATGGTAGGTCATCGTGTAGAAGTATATCAAGCGGAACGAGTCCCACGCTGAGAGGGCGTAGTGGCGGCATAGCGAGGCGATCATTCGCTCCTCCACTCCTGCATCACCTCGGCGGTGGTATGCTATGTATTCTTGGTAGTTCATTGCTTAGGCTCGATTATCTCGTCAAACGACCAAACCACTTTGCTGATTTCAGGAACTCCTATGAGCTTTGCTAATTCCTCAGCCTGTTCTTTCTCGTACACGATGATGATGCGCTCACGGGCGGTCTCGTCAGTTCCCTCTATCTTGGGAAGCTCGTTTGGATTGAGGTCAACACCCTGCAATTCGGGAGGCAGCGCGCCGTCGAATGTGCCGTCGTTCTCGTCAGCACCAGGCTCGTCTTGTGCGCCTTGCTGGGGCGCGCCGCCCATAGGTGAGAACTGAGGAGTAGCGTCCCACACGTCCATTCCCATTTCATTTAGGCGCGTGCTGTCCCAACTGTTGGCTAACTTGTCATAGTCCCATTGTCCGAACTGAACATTGTCCTTGATGATGAATTGCTCGCGCTCGTCGGCGGTGAGGTCATCGGCGTTGACAATCTCAACTTCGGGCTTCTTGAGCCACTTCTGCCAGTAGTCAATAAGAACTTGCTGCTCTCCATCAGTCTTGCGCTTGAACTCGGCAAGGGTGGAGAGTCGCTGAACAATTCCCTCGTGGCTCATCTTTGCAATCTCCTTTAGAGCTTGGGTGCGCATGTTGCCGCCGAGGGCTTTTCTCACGTTGTCAACCACTACTGGGCGCAGCGATAGCATCTTAGGAAAAACAAGGATTGAATTGACAAGCTTTGTGAATTTGTCGCTCGTGATGATACGAGGGTTCTCGTTGTTAATTTTGACTTGAGTGATTTTTACTTTCTCGGTTTTCATATAGCTAAAAGTGTTTATGGTGTAAACATTTGCAAATTTACACAAAATTCTTTCGCCACATAGATTTTCGTGGGAAAAATCGCCGTTTTTTTCATCAAATTTACAATTATCGCAACATTTGTGATAAAAAATAGGGCAGCGCAATCGCTGCGCCACCCGCAAACAAGTATTTATGAAAAAGCTACTTCACATTTCGTCGGCAATTCGGCTGACCTCTTCCCAATCAACGTCTTTGCCTATTCTTGGACGCTTGCTCCGAGCTTCGGAGTTTTCCTGCGCCTCAGGCGGTATTTCCGCAAGGCGGCGCAACATCATGTCGGCGTATGCGATTGCGTTGTCGCAGACGCGTTTCTTGGAGTCGTTTTGACAGGCGCGGCTCGCCAATAGTCCTTGCAGGGCGTGAGCTGCCAATTGCAGCCTTGCTTCTCCGCGTTTGGTAGTGAGGTCGGGGGTCTTCATTTTTCGCCTCCTTTCTTGACCTTTTGGCTAACGTCAGCAAAATGGTGTGGTGCTTCAGGCTTCGGCATCCAGTGGGTTGGGTGAACGTCTCTCCATTCGTTACCGCCTAAGTAATAGCCTACATCTACAATCTTGCCTACTGTGAAGATGTACCAACCAGTGTCTATCGGGTTGCCATCATCCTCCACGCTTATCCAGTGGGGTTTGGTCACCTCGTCATACAACTGCCCAAATTCGTAGATGTCATTCTTGGTGAGGACAAATCTTTCCTCAAACCAGTTGATAAATTCTTCTCTTGTCATATCAAATCAAATTTTCAAGTGTATATTTCAAGGCAGCCTCAATTGCTTCTTCGTAAGTCCGATAATCGATTTTACCAGCCTTATCAATTTCCCGTTTAGGTGCTTTGCAACGGATGTGATAGTGATACACCTCGTAGGAAAAAAGATATTGATTTTCAATTCCAATGAAGATGTATCTTGGGTATTCCCTCAGCCACTTCATCGCCATTTGGAGGGTTGGGCGAGAAGTCTCACTATGTTTGTTGTGATTGTCTGCGAGCATTGATATGTTATACTTATCTTTTACGCCTCTTGGGTAATAAGTGTAACACAACCCATCAAACCCCTTCTCTTTAAGGAGTTTCGCCACTTCGTAGGAACAATAGTCTTCTGTAATCATAATTTCAATTTTATTTGCGTAGTAAATCCAAGTTGGATTTAACTACTTGATTATTACATCGTTTTTATTTTCACAAAAATAAAAAGGCGGTCAAGTTTCACTCGTCAATTACTAATAATAAATATGTTAATTATTAATCTCAACCGCCCTTGTATCTACAATCTTATCGGCAGCCCAGCCCACACCCAAGCAATGAGACCTGCGTCGCGCATTTCTTGGTTGCTGCGTCCTGAGTAGCCAGTAATCGCGTTGAACTCTTTTGCCGAGATTTTGCGCTCGCGCCCTTTCCCTGTCTCTTATACACATC